AGAATAATCAGCGTTCCCAACCATAAGAATCTCATTCGTATCATCTGGTGCGGCTAAGAAACTGACTGTCACCGTCTCATTATCAGTGTCAAAAGATACTGTGTAATCTGTCGTAATAGTTTGCAAAACACCATCGTCATAGACCGCAATTTCCTCCTCGGAAAAGATTTTGAAATCAAAATCAAAGTCCGTCAATACCCCGTTTGCAGTCAAAGTAACTCGACGAGGTTTAATGTCTACGCTTTGTACTGTCATAACTGTTCTCCTTATCTGCTAGCAGTTTTATTCCTTCTGTTGTTCTTACCGCCTGAATTTTTAAATTTTAGTGATTCCGGTGACTCTCCCATAATAACAGAAAGTAGTTCTAATGGCTCGAGCTCTCCCGCTAATACCTGGATAACTGCTTGAGGCAAATCATAAACAATCCCTGGTATAGGCAGCGTCGGCGCTGAAAACTCCTCGGCAAATTCTATAATCATATCCATAGATTCTAGAAAGTCTGGTGCGTCCCCGGCAACAGCATCTTTAAACCCTTTGAATAGTTTTCTTGATGCCTTTACTGCTTTATTTCCTGCCGACTCAAAAGCTCCTTCAAAACCATAAGAGTATACACTCATCGCCGAGGATATAAGCCCGCCGATTAAATCGAATACAAAAAGCCCCGGAGTTAGCGGGCCTATTAGAGCGTCCCTAGCAAGTTCGTCTCTATCAAAATCCCCTCCTCTAATTAACGCCTTTAGTAACCAACGCATAGCCGGCATAAGAACGTGGAAGACTATCATATTGTCAATCATCTTCTTGAGAGGTATTCTTCCCTTAAAGTAATCAGTAATGCTACGAGTGTAAAGACGAGCATACTGGATTGTAGCGCTCTGGAACTGCGCTAACAGACGACTCATCTGACCAACCTGAAACGGCGATACCTGCGTCGAGATCGCAGACTGTTGAGTGTTCAAGATGTGTTGGTCAAATCTACGGAACGCCTCATTTATATCTCCTGTCTCGTCGTACACTTTCTTCATAACGACGTAACCTGAGATCCCTGCGCCTATCTTATTTCCTGCTCTAACAAAAGCAAAAGCCTTTGGTGTTATGAATCGCCTTAGCTTAGAAACTTTACCTTCGTTAACCTGCTTCGCCTGTTCCATCGCGTCTTTCATTTCGATCATCATATCAGAATATCTAAACTTCATCATTGGCGCTTGCTCTAAGAACTTAATAGAGCCGGGTATGTCACTCATAAACTCAAGAAAACCTTTAGTCCAATCAGCCCACGTGATATCATTTTCTGTCAAAGCCATCCACATTGACGAGAACTGAAGTAGGCCTTTGCTCGGTTCGCCAAGATAAGCAACGGAAAGGTTTGAACGAATAGTGTTAAATATCTTATTAGTAAACTCGTTCAACGACCGGCCTTGAGAGGAAACCAAATCCACCATACGTCTTAAATTAAGGTAAGTATCTCCGTCTCTCACTACCCCATCAGCCAATTCTGTGCCATCAGTCTGTAAATTGATCGCCTCCCTTATATCTGGGTGGCGTACAATACTAATAATATCTTTCATCGGTAATGCAAAAGCATAGAAATGTGCCATCTCATTAATGAAATAGTTAAATATCTCAAGATCGCCTACTTGTCTAAAGGCTGCTGTCGCCCCCGGAGTTCTTAAATTAAAAGACTTCGGTGTGCCGGCAACTAAATCATTTATATCACTTAAAGCGTCAAACACATCTGTTTCAACGCCCGACACGTCTCTCCACCAAGGAATATAATCATTAACGCGCGGTAGATCTGTACCCATATAAAGCCTATAAACAGGGTTCACCAACGAATACACCGTATTATAGAGAAGGCGCTGTGATTGCGCGAACTCTATATTGCGAATGTCCTGTGCGAACTGCTCCATCATAGACTGCCAATGTTCAGAAGGAATTGCGTTACCTCTAATCTTAGCAAGCTCTTCTTGGAACTGTTCTTCTGACCACTCTTCATCTATCGCTTTCTTCTCTATATCAGCACGTTGGTGCTCATTTGTAAAATGCTCGACGAGTTCAGATATTTCATTTCCCTTACTATCGTGAGTAACCATCCACCAATAAGTCACGTCCGCCTTAGATAGCAGGATTCTCTTTGATGTTCCGTCGTTCATCTGGACATTCTCTCCGGAATCATAACCTGAACCTGCTTTAAATCTGTCGTGCTTCCAATCATTGTATTGCTTATCGTTCTCAAAACCAAATATTCTTTTAGCTACTTGGTCTAGGGCATCAGCATAGTAGAATCTAAACGAATCTCTTTTACGCGGGGCTTCATCGAGAGCTTTTATCTTCCCTTCAAGAACACTACCTTTTATATTCTGTACACCTATCATATTTCTTAACATAGACGAGAGATTATCAACAGAAAAAGATAGCCAACTTCTCGTCCACTTAGGAACAAACCTCGCAACATCAAACTTCTCGACGGGCATCTCATCTAATATCTTCTCGCGTTCCCGTTCTCTCGCTTCCTTTAACGCTTGATGTCTCATCTTAGAAGTAGTTGTCAAAGCGTGAGTAATTATCTTAACGTACTCTAGCGCATCTAACAAATCAGCCTCTGACTTACCATCCAGCCCAGCGACGTTCTGCAAAAGGCCTAATTCAAAAGCTAACTTATCAACATCTCCTACACCCTCAACCATCTGTTTCTGCTTCTGTCGGATCAACTGCTGCGTAGTAATAGCGTCTAGCTTACTCAATCTTATAATCTCATTCGCTGCGTCTTGCATAGCCGCGTCACTCTTTATCTTCCCTACTAGCTTTCCATTCTCAACCTTTGGCGCTATCCTATTTAAAACTTTCTGTATCTGTCTAATTAAAAGAGGACGAACGATGTCTGTTCGAGCAGCATCGACTTCTCGCATATACTCATCAATATTCTTTGGCGTAACTTGTGCCGCTCTCGTCAAGAATTTCTTTGGGAGAACCTTGATACCCTTAAAAACTGTTCGGATATACTTTAGCAATTCCGCCCGAGCTTCTTTAAGATCAGATGCCTTCTTCTTAAATAGCTGAGTAACTCTATCTCTTTCGATTCTCTCCGCCACCTTCTCTGCTTTATTTTTCAAGCTAGAAATCTTTTGTCCTTTAGTCTTGACTATTTTCTTAGCCAAGTCTTCTCTCTGCTGATCAGGGAGCGTCGCAATCTCGTCGAAGAGTTCTTCAAACTTTATCTGATAAGCATCAATCTTCTGCTCAATAGCTTTCGTAGGTTTCCCTTCCTTCTTTCGCTGCTCTAGCTGATTGTGGAGGTTATCTAATTCCTCTTCCATGAGCTTCATTTCAGCGTCGATCTGTGCTTGTCTGCCTTCTCTTAATAACTTTTCTTCGGCGGCTTTAACCTTTTGTTCATCGGGCGATAACTGTTCGTCAGCAGCGATTTTTTCATCAACGGAAGCCGTGCCCTTGGATATGCTGTCTTCAACTTGATCTTGTGCTCTTTGCTCTTCAATAACCCCATCAACGTCCTCCTCAGATAGTCTTGTATCAATACCTCTCTGCGCTTCCCTATCAAATATTCTCTTGCTTAGTTCAAATAATAAGGCATTAGCGTCTCCCTCTCCTTTGTTAATTTTTTCTACTAGATCAAGATCTGAATCTGTCGCTCCGAACCCTTCCATCAAAATATTCTTTACTATAGACTCTCCGTCGGCAAAAGTCCTCATTATTATTTTATGTCTAGTTGGTTTATCAAAAGGAAAATTATCTCTAAGACCTTTATCCATTCTGTTATACGCCATCTGCACCGTCGTCATACCCGCCACTCCACCACCTATCATACCAAGAATACCTTCATAAGACCCCTGCTTTAATATCTCTCCTATCGACCTATCTTCTGCGCCGGTGAACTGCTCTATCCCCGATACCGTAACACTCTGTGAAAATTCCTCAAGCATATTTGCTACAGCACTATCCGCCGCTAATGCCATGCGGGAAGAGTACTTTTTAAAAAGTACATTTATAGACATCTGCTCAAGTTTGGATACTGCTCCTCCTATAAGAGCACCATAACCTAATGCCGGTTTCCAATCAACACCCCGAGAGGTTTGTTCCAGATAGAAATTAGCACCCTCAGAACCACCGATAGCTGCCAAAGCGAGCTTAGGGTTTACTGACGCCAACAAAGCCGACGTTGTAATACTTCCCGCCACTCCCCCTAATTGGGAAACGAAAGGGAAATTGGCATTGTTAGCCATATTCTGCTTGAAAGCCTTATCGTGTGCGTAAGCATAAAAAGCAACAGATCTTAATTTCTTACCTACCTTCTCCGCCATATTTGCGTTAGGGCTGGGAGTAAACTCTTCTTCGGGAGAAACCCCTGGCGGTAAAGAGAATCGCTCTTTCTTTTTTTCCTGGTCAGCTAATTCTTTTCCAATAAACGCTTGCGACCGAGATGCTCTTTCATCAAAAGTTCCTGGGCCTGCTATCAAATCATATAAGTTTCCAACAGCTTGAGCAATATCAATACCCTCAGCAATAACAGGTAGTTCTGATAAATTCTTAACGAACTTCTCTTTACTAGAGAAACCTTCCATAACATTTCCTGCTATGTCAGTTGCGCTAAACAAAAGACTGTTTGTTATGCTAGGAAGTGAATTAAGTAAATTAGCCGTGGGTTCCCCCGCGAAATCCAAAACTGGGTTCTCTGCGGTAGTCATACCTTCAACCATTTTTTCCCACCAAGTATCATACGAACCCCTATTGATGTCTGGTTCACGACCATACAACTGAAAGGCGTCAAGAGTGATCAACGGAGAAGTAATCTTTTTAGAAGATTCTGTATTCTCCAGTTGCCCATTTCCTCCGCCTGAGAAGGCTGCTTGAACTTGATCTAATCTTAGTTGAGCCATATTATCTACCTATCGCCTCTGTTGGTATTTCTAAAATAGGCATCCCGTCCTCCGGGTCAAAACCCGCTACGGGGAAAACACCTGCTGAAGTTCTAATAATCTTTGCATCTATCATATCTATAGGAAATCCCATCTCCTGTAAAGTTGCAGCAATCTTGCCTTGCGTGAAAAGATTCTTAACTACCTCGTCCTCTAACTGATCAAGCTGCTCTACCGGGACTCTCTCGTATATGCTACTAAGAACATTCATAGACCATTGGTCACTCTTCTTTTGCTTTCTAGACTCTTTAAGAAAATTCTTTAACGTCTTACGCATACCCTTATCTTTCGTCATTTTATTCTTATTGATTTCGTAACCGTCTAAAGCAACTTTAGACCAGAACATCCACTTATTATAATTCTTATAAGATATGTTTCCCTTCTTCGCCTCGCTAACGATCTGTGCTTGGAAGCCAAGAAAGTCCTCTAAGAAACCACCCTTATCCACTTTCACAATTCCGTCTTCTCTAACAAAGAGTTGCTCGTACTTGCTTTGGATACTCGCCTCTACGTCTGTATTCCCTGGAGCGTTCAACAAAGTGTTCTCCATCTTCATATCTCGTATGTCCGCCAGAACTTTGGTATACTGAGTCAATACTTTCTGCTGCTCAGATCCCGGTACTGCCGACGCAGCTTCCGCAGATACCTGCATAACCCTATCATCTAACTCAGCAGCAGATACGTCGTCGAGTAATAACTTCTCTTGCGTTTCTACAACATCAAAACTTGCGGCTGACTGCGTCTGAAATAGAGCACGCGCAGTAGCCCCCCTCTGCATCTTAAGAAAGTTCTCTTTAACTTCAGCTCTTGTTTTCTCGTCTGGCCCACCTCTCCCGGTAACCGGATCATAACCGGGGGTTTTCTCTATAAAATCCTGAGCTTCGAAGAACCTACCCTCTTCCATAATAGTTGCTGCTCTCGCTCGAAACATTCCGTTCTGAGCAGTAACAAAATTCTTTGTACCCTCCGCAACGCCCCAAGCACGTATATAATTCTCTCGCGTGAACGTATCGTCGCCCATCATAATATTATATTCTTCTTGCGTCGCACCTTGTAAAACAGTATTCACATTAGTTTGCTGAACATCAATAAGAAATTGTTGATCTAATGCCTGCGTTTGATTAAGTTGCCACTTCCTGTTATTCACCGACTGTTGAGCAACAAGTCCGTCGAGCATAGGAGTTAAATCTCTTTGTAATTTTGAGTCCTCTATTCCATCTAATATATTATCTTTAATTTCATTAGACTTTAACTGTAGAGCTTCATACCCCGCCTCCGGGTCTTCCGCGTATTGCTCCATTATTTCCTTACTAGCAGAAGAACTGGCGTTAATATACTGCGCTTGTTTCTTCGCACTCTCCGACTTTAATGCCTGCGCCCGTTCTTTCTGGTACACTCTAGCTGCTAAATCTTGGAAACTTGACGCCATCTTTCCTATAGATCGTGCCATTTCTGCAGCAGAATTATCTAATGTGTTAATTCCCGTCCTAGAAGAAACTAACTTATCTCTAAAATATGTTGGTACAGTAGCCACAATAAACCTCCTATTATACAAAAACTGATGCGGTTTGAGCCCCGTAAGAAGCAGCTGTCGCAAAGCCTGATAGAACCGCAGAACGTGCTTTATTTGAACTGATATCGGCCTCGGTGTTTAGAAAACTCTCGTTTGCTTTTCCACTCCTACGAATAGCGGAGATCTCTTTGTTGTACTGCTCTGCGGTATAGTTCATAACTGAAAGTACAGTGTTATCTCCAGGAGTAACTCTTATTCCATTTGCAGAAAAAGCTATACGCTGACGAGCCATAAGGCGATCACGCTCTTCTTCCCTACGAACAGCTTCTTCATTAGCCTCTATCCTTGCTAACTTAGCTTGCTCTATTTGTTGATCAGCTTGTTTATGCAGAGCTTTTGATTGGCTTATCCCCGAGGAGATCGCCGACGCCGCGCTAATAGCATATAAAGCATATACCGCTAGTTCTGCCATATTACCCTCCTGAAATTATTGAATATAAATAATAGTCGTTTCCTTGGATATCAAAATGCCTTATAAGACCTTCCCGCTCGAAGCCAAACATCTCTAAAAAACGATAATACTTCTCATCGTCCACTCTGCACTTCGCCTGTATCCTATGCTGAAACATTAGTCCATTTTTTAGCTGTTCCTTTATATACCGACAAATCTCAATAGTGTGATAAACCCACCCTTTTGCCGGTAGGATAAATACTTCTCCTACTCCAACGCCTACTGATACAAGACCTAACACCATCAAAACCGTTCCTTCCTCATTACAAAGAGTATGAACATGAGGCTGACCGGCCAAACGAAAGAAAAAGCTTTCCGGCATTGTCTGGATTGACCCCGCAAACAAAAAATGTTCTACTTCCATATCTAGATAATGTTTTGCTTCAAAGTTTAAGGCTCGTATCATTCTTCTCCTATCTCAAGATCAAGTACAACGCCATTAACTTTAGCAGGCATTGCTATGTCTTGAACAATGACGATATATTTCGTCTCGTCCCACTTATCTTCCATAGCAACTTCTTCGTACCCGCTATTGGGTAAGGACGGTCTATCTGTTAATTGTCCCATAGTCGCTGTATCTATTTGGCTAAGGTCGTAAAGACTTGACCCATACTTCGTGTAAAAAGATTGGTGAAACAATAAGTTAATTCGAGAGATGTTTTGTTTTCTCCCACCGGTAGTTGCAGCTTGGCCAGCCAAATTTAACGGCAATGATATGTATACCCCTTTATATTTATAACCAAAACAAATAACCGCAGCTTGTCGATTTAAAGTTATTATACCCCCAGTTACCTTAACATCTGGGTGAACTCTCCCATCAGCCAATACCTGAATATCTTCACCCTCTAAGTGATGTAGGCCCCCTACGGTATCTGTAGTCAAAAACCAACTTCCAGCGGGGATTGCATCTGTATTATCGAAGTCCTCGAGAACATCACAGACAACTACCGTCGAGGAAGTGTACTGGGTAATAACGGCTCTACCTCCACCCGCCCTATCTTCATATTTTTTCCATATCTCACTACCTACATCCGTGGACAGAAAGACACCTGAAGAAGCAGTAAAAGTTATGTCATCTCCCGTAGTTGCGCCGGGAGTCATAGTGATACTACCCCCTGCTAGGTCAGACCCGTTACTTGTTAGGTGACTATCTAAATAAGTAAATTCCCTTTGCTGTTCGAAAACCTCATTTCTAAAATCTGTTTGATCTGTTTCCTCGCTATCTTCATCAGTAAAATAGTCTTCAATGACCAAAGACTCCCACGGGTCAGTAAAGTACTCCATGTACCGAACTGTCGTTCCGTTAATTTCTCTCTCGACAACTACCCAGACTCGGTCATACCCAGAAACTAATGATTCAGTTGTCACACTCCTAATTTTAGCACTCGGCCCACCTGGTTTTACGCGCATCCACCCGGAGGGGTCTTCCTTATCTTTAACAACAGCCGCGATAAGTGCACCCGCCCCCGTAACCGCGTAAATAATATCGTCTTTTCCACGCTGAAAAGCTAACTGAACTACTCCACTCCTTGTTAAATGAGAAGCTAAAAACTGCCTATCATTTGAACGATAAGAGTCAGCCATTAGCTCATACTGAAAAGATCTAATTTTTCTAGATCCTTTCTGCATATAAAATAACGTCGATCCATTCGCTACCGGTTGTAAATATTGACCACCATAAGGGTCTATTGGACGAACTCTTACTGTTGTTGGGGTGATGGCTTCATTAGTTCCACCCCCATCCATAGCACTGATTCCACCTGTTGTTCCTATAGCTAAGAAAAGTTCAGTACCCGCAATCCAGTTTATGTACGCGATATCTCCATGACCTGAAGATATAGGAAAGATCAAAGCGTCATCTGCTACCGCGCTACCGAGAGTAAAATCATCATATCTGGAAGCTCCTGCGGAATCCGGCCCGCGAGAGGCATAAATAGTATCTGGATTAGTAGTAGTTCCAGCCATAACTAAACGACCTTCATAAAAGGCAACAGCTCTAGGATACAATCCTACGCCAGTAAAAGGATCAGTAGTTCGGGAGTACGTAGCAAAAGTCCAACTGGTCGCGCTTACGCGGGTTAATTTATACGGGGCAAAATCATTATGCACAAAGTACCCAATATTTCCTTGACCCGCCCAATGAAATTCAAATAACTCGTCGGCGGTATAAGGGGAAACTATAGTATAAACTGCTTTAACAGTTCCACCAGAAGAGTAAGCCGTGTAAGCAGAGCCGTCAACGGCGTTCCCGAATAAGTCAACCAATTCAAAAGTGTTAGCGTCCGAGTTCGTGATAGTAAAAAATCGGGCGTTGATCTCTGTCATTCCAACAACTCCCGAGATGTAAACTTCATCACCGTCCGAGAACCCATGAGCTACCGCCGTTATAACGACCGGATCAGCACTCGTCGCGCCGGTGATACTCGTACCCGTGGCTGCGAGCGTTATAGAGCTATCCTCGACAATTCTCAAAAAACCAGGAGTAAAAGATAATATATACGTCTCGTCATCAGAGAAACGAAAGGTCTCAAGCCTACAATTCGCTTGGGATTCTGACGGATGAACATATTTAAGTCCACCTCTGTACTCCAAAGAACCTTGAGCGTGTGGAATAAAATTCTGGCATCTCTTCGCACTTGCTGGATAAACTTCTGAATCGCTTCTTCCGTAAATATCTGAAGAAACTTCTCCTCCTGCAAAATTATTTATAGTCTGTTCAGGCATAATTAATTAGGGTCATACAGGAAATTATAATCTCCTGCTACGCTGTTCGCCGATCCAGGTCTCATACCGGCTTGTTTAATTTTACTTCTCTCGTATCGCCTTGGTGGTTGTGCTTGTCCGTTTGCTCCTAAAGCAACACGTCTTGCTTCCTTAATATACTCGCTTATGAAAGTTAAGACTGACGGCTTTGCGGTCAGTTTACGGGCCATGCTTAAAGCTAATAATCCAGCAAAAAGGTCAGAGAAGTACCCAGGAAACATAGTCACATCTTCAATATCTTGTATAAAATATAAGTCAATTGAACTTGCTGTGCTGTTATTAATCAGAAGTTTCTTCCCTTCAATACGATAATCCCATCGTTGAAGAGGTAAATCCCAATCTTTAATAGCTGTAAGTTTTAGATAGTTATTTGGAAAAACGTAGTAATCGGAGTACCTATCAACCGAGGGAGTGCCGCCACGAGGAACCGCTTGACTCGCTTGAGCAAAGTTCCAATTCCCGGACTCAAGCAATTTGCGTCTAACCACGTCATACCAACGCGCACATAACTGTTCGGTCGTGTTATCAGGATCCGGTGGGCTAATAGAAACGATCTGCTTCTCGTTTAATAGATCAAGAGCCAAATTACAGATCGCTTGTGGACTTGTGGGTTTAGACATTGTATCCTCCTAAAGAAAAGGGCGCACGCAAGCATAACTTACGTGCGCCCCTGTGAATCGCACCTCAATTTTTTAATTACAGTTTATCGACCAACTGTGGTTAATGAAACAGTAATAGTTCCCGCAGCAGTTACCTCAGAATTTAGAGTAATTGCTACCCAATAAGAATCATTAGGTAATACCCCAATCACATCTCCTGTAGCAACATCATTAGCGATTTCGAAGAACTTCAAAACACCTCTTTCTTCAACCCCTAATGCTGCCAAGATATCCAACTTTGAAGCGAACGCAATACCTGCTGACGGATCAAGCCCGTCTGCTAAAGCATCTTTGTCAACAACAACTTGGTTGTCTCTGTAAAGACCTACATCTAAATCAGAAGCGCCTGCGATTGCGTCTGATATCAGCCAACCTTCAACTGGAATCTCGTGAGCGCCTACTCTAAAAAGAGCTTTTATGTCGCCCGCGGCATCCGCTGCTGCAGTTTCAAACGTGATAACGCGTCTTGTAGTTTTTACACCACTAGATTTTAGCGCGTCAGTTGCTTCGCCCGCCAATACTTTTGCATCTACGATATCAAAAGACATACTAACCTCCTATATTAGTTCGTTATCTGAGATTAATCAGTTGTCTGAACCTTTTGTACAAGAACACCTTCAGTTCTAACTGCACCAAGAGTCCAGTTAACCTGAACTTGGTTTGTCTGTACTAAGTCAGTACGTTCTTGAACTTTGATCTCGAATTGTTTTGGCATCGCGTAGCAAAGAGCCCTAGAACTCATTGCGATACAATCACGAGTACCCCCAGAAACACTAAGAACAGGATTTGTTGCATTCGCAGCGAACTTAATCAAGCGAACTCCAACAGCTTCCTGGATTTGTCCTTTTTCAACAGCGAACTGACGAGTATAGTCGCCTGATACAAGCTCAACTTCACCCATTAATGCTGTATGCTCATCACCTGAAATGCACATTACAAAATCTTCCATCATGTCGTTTCCAACATCATTGTCGATAAAGTTCTGTACGATCTCTAACAACTTTTCATACGTCAAACCTGCTGTTGCATTAACCGTCAAACCACCATCAGACGCGAACGTAACAGTTGTATCAAAGTCTTCTCCTGTAATAACAGAAGCCAAAGCCGCTTCAGTACCGATTCTATCATGCACTCTAGCCATAGCCATTGCACATGCTTTCTGGTATTCACGTTCTGGGTTTAATAATACTTTGGAAATATCATCTTCGTCGATAGGAAGAGTCAAAGAGAAACGTCTTCGACCAATTTTTCTACGAGTGATCTTTAAATCAGAAAAGTTTACCGTATTGAAACGGCCAGATAATTCTTGTGCTTCGATAGAACCTACTCCATCATAAGCATAAGCTTTACCCTTCATTTGCTTAACAGGGAAAATTCCCGCTAGACGGGCTTTCATCTGTTGGGCTTCCTGGTGGACGCCATCAGAAAACTGGATTACTTGTCCTGTTTCGATTTGAGCTGCCATATCAGCCTCCCTTTAATAAAAGTTTAACACAAGAGTTATTTACGCTCCCCGGGATTTCCGGACGTGTTGCCTTTATTAAGGGCGGCTTCACCCTACGGACGTGGTTAACGCTCCCCGCTTATCTAGTAATAATCTACCACAGTATAATTGTATTTGTCAAGAAAAAAGATAACTTTTTTAAATAACTATGACATTTTACCTATTCGTGCATAAAGTTCGTTAACACGTGCAACTGTCGCATCATGTTTAGGATGACGAAAATCCTTGTACGAGGGGTCTGCCATAAGTTGTTGAGCTTCAGCTCTTGCCGCATTAGCGTCGCCTTCTGATCCTTTCCCCCCGAAATTTAGGTTATCCTCACTCATATATTTATCGTGAAAAGAATTAAGTATGCTTGCCATAATAGTTAAATTATCATTTGACAAAGATTGCAGATGTGGCTGAAGTTCTTTAGGTGTATGCTCTTTTAACAAGGCGTTTGCTATTTTTAACTTCTCGTCCTTCTTGTCTCCAAAAAGGCCATCTGCTAATTTCTCAAAGTCCGCGGATTGCTTAGCTGCTTCGTCCGCGGTTCCTTTTGCTTTTTCTAATAATATACCGTCATATCCTTGTGTAAGGATATCAATTTGACTTTGGTGTAACCCAGCTTTATGGAAAAGACCTTTCATCGTATTACCAAACTCCTCATCCCTGCCGAATTTCTTTACATATTCGGTTTCTGGGAGATTATAGGCATCCGCCTTTTCTGGTCTTACCTTAGAAAAATACGCGTCCCATACCTCGGGAGCGGCGTCCGGCGCTGGTATTACTGCTTGCTTTTGCCCAATCAAAGACTGAGCGTTGTCAAAATCTTTGAACATTTTATCAAAAGAATTGACTTCCTTCATATAAGGCTTCTGCTGAAACTCAACCGGCACGAGTTTATGAAAATCAAACTCAGGGGTTTGAGGCTCAGCTGATTTTGACGCAGGGTCTTGCGGCATATTCGGGGTAGCTACTGCTACCGTGCCTGGCGCCGCCGACTTTACTGCTTCTGGTTTTACCTCTGGTTTTACCTCTGGTGTTACCTCTGGTGTTGCTTCTGGTTCTGGCATCGCTTTCTCCTGTTATGTTTTTATTTTATTTGTTGTTATGAAACTGTCGCTGTCGGTGTTCCAATTACCGCCCATGATGTACCTAAGAAGATAAGTTGAACGCTGTCTGTATTATCAAAAACAATAGTTGTTCCGTCAAGCAAATGAGCCGGAGTAACAGTACCGTCTCCACCGTCTGATACCATCTTAATTGTCAGTAATTGCCCTTCAACTCCGTCTGCTAAAGTCAAGGCTTCAGCACCACTTGTAGTTAAAGCAATAACCGATTTAGTGATAGGTAAAGCTCCTGCTCCTGCTGAATAATCATTAACATCTAATATGGTTATGTTGTTAAGTGTAGCAGCCCCGTCAACCTGTAATGTGCTATCAAGTGTAGCAGCGCCTGTAATATCTACCGTGCTAGCAAAATCTACCGCTCCCGCATAGGCCGTGCTGGTAACAAGTACCTTATTCCCGCTTTTTGTAACAGTTGGCCCACCGATGAAATCAATTCTTTCTGTCGTATCAATTTTGGTACCGTCATCATAAACTACAACTGCTGCTCCTGCTATTCCAACAAACAACACCAACAAAGCTACTACCATTAATAATGATTTGTTCTTCATTTCTGTCTCCTGTTTAATTAAGTGTTTTCAATCTTTCTCAGCAATCCAACTGGGATCGCCCTCCTTATGTCAAGATAAACACGTCGACGCGATTCATTAAATATAGTGCCCATCGGGTTTATCTCTTGGGCAGTTGGATCCGCTACGATCGTGGACTTTTGAAAATAACAACTATTCATCATCCATCTAAAAAATATCTGCCCTGCTTCGGTTTGGGCTATTTCTGCAACAGCCCGATTTACTGTATCTTTTGTATTTCCTTTCTTTTTATCCTCTTGGTCTCCCACTTATCGCTCCTTGTTGCATGGATTGGGCTTGAGACATTTTCATGCCAACATCAGCAGCTACCTGAGCTTGTTCTACTTGTTGCTGTTGTTGAGCCATTTGTGCCTTCGCTTCCCTAATCGCTTTTATTGTATCTGTATCTTTTAGTTTATCTTCGCCTATGTTTGTCAAGCTCGCAAGTTCTTGAATTATTGTGTCGATATCAATATTATCTATCCCCTCTGGAATAGCTTGGCTAGCGCCAATACTGATATCAAGGAAAGTCGTTAATCCTTGAAGTTGCTCTGTCTTCATAATTCTTGCCGCCGGTGAGATATACTCCAACTCATATATTGGTTGTTTCTTCTCAAGAGCCGCTCTGACAGCTTCGGGCATTATAAGAGGAACAAAACCCCGTGCTAAAACTTCTTCTTCAAGATCTGAACCTGCAATAACTCCCATGTGCCCCATACCGAGAAGGTCATTAAAAGCGCCTTGTAGTAAGGGGGTAAAGAGTTCGTTCATCTGTCTCTTGTAGATTGAAGCGTTTGCGTCACCACGAATCCTGTCACGTATCTGAGCTTCACCTAAAGTCATTCTCTGCTCGTTGTTCATGTCCAATAACCTATCAATGAGAAATGCTTGAGCTATTTCTTCTTTCAACATTTTAATAAGCTCAATCAATGGACGCTGGTCGCCAACGTCAGAGATAGGCCCTATAGGAGATCTCTCACCTAGACCTGATGTTTGGAATACGTTCAATGCATCTGCTGATGTATCTACAATAGAACCACCCAATGCCCCATTATCGAGTAGATATAACGGGGGCGTACCAATCTTTTCAGAGTTCGTCATTAGAATCTCCATAATAAGATTGAGACGCAGAATCGCCGGCATACCAAACATGGCAGGGGAACGACCGTATACTTCTCCGATAGCCTTAGCAAAACGTGAAACCACCAACGTGTGTTGTAAGAAACCAGATTCCTTCAAAATTTTATTTGTGTCCCACTCAAAATGAATTGACGAAATAGGAAACCCTTTATTACCAAATTTAAACTTACCTTCCATTCTCGGTTCTACAACTTGTATAACTCGTACCTTTTCATTAAAAAGGCCTTTGTTATATTTATCAGCATTATTCTTAGAAACATTATCAAGACCGAAAGTGTCAACAAGTTGCTTAATTGTATATTTGTCGTCAATAAAAACGGTAACAACTTTTCCTTCTTTGTTCTCTTCTACGAGGAAATTTTTAACTGTGATAGGGAAAAATTTAAGAGGTTGTGTAAAATCGTTAGTCTTTTTTCTATGGATACCGGCAATACCAAAAGCTCCTTGATCGAACATATACTCCGCCAATGCGGGAACCATGTTAGCTTCTGGTTGGTCTAAAAAGCCTGTGAATACGTTTGTTATCGTCGTGTAGTATTTCTTCACCTCTGCGGAATTCTTGATGTGCATAGGGCGTTTAAGTCTGACTGAACGTGCTCCGTTGGGCCATAGTTGACCAAGAAGAGCTGAACACATCTGGCTATTCGCCTGCGGCGCAAATGAAGAAAAAAGTTGATCTGTTAAAAATTCACCCGGGGTGGGTGTTGAAAGAAAATTCTGTTTACGTGTATGGACATACTCGCCACAAAATTCCCATATACTATGCCAATTTTGTTTTATCTTCTCGTTGTCCTTCATGCGTGTTTTCAGTACTTCAATGCGGCTTAAATTTTTATTCATATTATAACCTCAATAGGAACGAGCGAGATAAGTTCCCCTCATTCGAGCCATAGCTAGCTCTTTGCGTTGCGGTTGCTTGTGCTCTTTTCTTACTCTTTTCTGCCTCGACAGCTTCTACGGCCGCCTTCTCTTCTGCTGCTTTCTTTTCTACCGCTTTTACTTTACCTATCTCTTCATTCTTCTTCGTCTCTGCTCTACGCTCTGCTTCCCCGCCGTACCAATCAGATCCGCCTGACCCCTCCGGCTCGAACGTCCTTGCCCACCATTCCATAACTTCACTCATAATATTCTCCTTGTAAAACTACCCAAAATTTACCTTGATGGTTTTATTATCAGCTTTCTGTTTTCCTGAAATTCTTTGTGTAGTTTGATATGGGCTTGTCTTTTTCTTTATCCTTCTGGATACAGATTGCCTCCCTATTAAAATATCATATTTTACGTTAAATGCAAATGTTAAAATAAAAGAATCCCAAATGTCTGTTGAGAGCCCCCCTAGCTTAATTTTGATTTCACTCTTTGGAACAATGTACTTTTTCTTGGTTGGTGTCTCTTTGTAGTCGGGGATGAGTGCACATTCTGTAAAAAAGGCATCATCATCTGGGATATTAACATTTCCATCTTGTATCCAATCCCTGGCATTAATACACATTTCCGAGCGTTTGTTTAAATAAATATCTGGTTCAGATGGATTTTGATTAAAGTATACACCTTGAACGACATCAGTATATCCCCAAGATCTTAGCAAGTCAATCGTTCCGTAGCCTTGTGCATAATCAATAAATACTTTTTGCGGAGAATATCTTTTAATTAGTTTTTCTAAGTATTGAGCCAACTCAACTGACTTAGGGCCTGTGTCGCCCGGCGTGTTCTCGAGAACGAAGTAGGTGAGGATTTGTCTTCCTCGTCGGATAGTTATAACTGTGCGGTCGTTCGATCGCGCACAATCGACACCAAACACTGTTGGCGCGTTCGTATCTGTAATATCGCACTTACGCGCCTCGAGAAGCTTTTCCTTATCGACTAAAGAGTCTCCTGAAACAACAAAGGCCTCGGTGGCGTTCATTGGGTATTCTTGTTGGAATTTCCATTCTGACCCAAGAGAAACTATTTTATTTCTACGCCACAGGATCTGTTCGTCATTGAGGTTGTAGAGTTCTTTGAGTTTGATCTCGTTAGCTTCCAGGATAAAATTCTCAGGAGTTTTCGTGCGGTATTCATCTTGCCAGAACCACGGGACAAAGATGAGTTGATAAATGCCCTTTTTTGAGAGAGCGTCCATAGCTTTTCGGTAGAACATATTACCGATGCCGTTAGCAGTCGATTCCATAATAATTTCAGTTCCAGGGAGTTCAGCGACTGCTTGGAACAAACCTGTCTCGAGTTCGTCTGTTTTTTCATAAAAGGCTGCCTCCGAGCAATGTAGGTACTTTATTGTAAACCCACGACCAATATCCTCGTTTCCTGCCGTTCCAACTGTATATTCAGATATCAGTTTAACATCACCGTCAGTAGGGGCAAATGCAAACTTCATCTGGTTTTTGTTGGAAGTATCGGTATCGGGTGCTAATACGCTTGGCATATTGTCGTGATACCGCTTGACCATGTCGAATAGTGGGCCGGTCGTCTTAGCCTGGTGGGATAGGATAAATGTGGAACTTTCAGGGATAAAAGAGGTTTTGTGATAGAATCGGGCAGCAACGTAGGTGGAACACCCCTGTTGTCGCCCTTTAAGGATAAGAGCTCTTACAAAACCCATATTCCTCTTCTGTTCCTCTAATCTTTGATGAACATACTCTTGCGCCCTATTAAAGACAAAGGGCTTTATCTTCCCCTCTTTCGTCCTTATCTTTAGCGCAGTTTTAGAAAAATAAGGGAGATTATTTGTCAAAAGGTTTAGCTTTTTCCTTCTCTCTGCTTGAAAGTCTCTTTGCTCCATATCCCCCTCTGTTGTTAAATATCGGTTACATCCGTGTCATCACCTTCTAAAGCATCTAAATAATCACTAAGGGTGCCCTTGAGGGTCATAGATTTAATGTTTTGCATAGGTTTACCAACGATTCTATCCATAAGCTCCTTACGGGATTCAGCGCTGCCTGTAGAGGCAGAATCAACCAACTGAGCAACCATAGCCTCTCCTTTGGTCATTCCGAAGTATCTATCATCTTCACCATCATAAGGAAAATTCAAAAACTCCTTTGATAGTTCCGTGAGAAGACTCGCTGAGTTCTGCTTATCAAAGCGTGGATGCTCAACTACAGCTCTTGGAACGCCGTTTTCCCAAACAATAGCCGATTTTTGGGGCTTTTTTCTATAAATCTCCAAGATCTGCGACTTTTTTGCTTTCTTCGCCATCCATTTCTCCCATTTCTCCGTCTTTCTTCATATCTGCAGCCAAACCATACACCCTATCTTCGGTTTGTTTTGTGATATGTTCTTTGCTTAGGTTCTTTTTAACTCTCTTTACCTTTGGTGTCGCTGGTGTAGGAGCATCGTTGCTCTCGTCTTCGTTTATATTAGAACCTTTTGGCGCAATATCAGGGTTTAAACCCGCTACTTCTTTATCCAACTCAAGATCTTCCCTGCGAAGGTCTAATTGTCTTTCATACCCTTTAGGATCGTTCATCGCAAACTGCACAGCTTCCCTTAATTTAAAAAGGTCTGGGTATAGGTCATAAGGAACTTTCAGCGCGTTCTTGCGGATTACACCAAGAAGAGCTTCTTTACTCATATACTTCACGTTGCTGAGATCAGCGCTAAACTTATCCTCATCAGATAAAGGGTTTATCTCTGTTATGTGATAAGTTCTGAACATAGAGTAGTCTTCATATTTGTTTCTTAGTTTAGCGGCCAATATCTTATTCTTAATAACTGATAGTGGTTTTTCCAAATCAGGGACGATACATTTAATTTCGTAATTCTTTATAACGCGTTCTTTTCCCATAACACCCGACCGGGCGATATACTCCCCTTCTACTTTGACTTCGAATCCTTTTGTCATTGATTAGCTCCTTTACTTGAGAACCCAAGGTGAGGGCTCTTTTTTGTTATTAATAATATCACCTGTAAAACTTTACCATTAATAATATCTTTTGTCAAGTGATAATTTTTTCTAAAATTTTTTTTCAGGGGCAGCACAAGTAATCAGTAGTGCGCCTCTGCAGCTCACCACAAGTAATCAGTAATGCGTCTCCGCAGCTCACCACAAGTAATCAAGAGCACAAGCACGAAATAAAGTATTTTTATATCTCTGGACGCGGGTGGAACGGATGCGTGCCGGCCCAAAAAATGATAGGGGTGGGGGTATGATTTCAAAATTGAGACCATGCGCTAGGGATCCAGGCCGCGTGATCATTAGCGCATCGATGCTTTGATAATCATAAATCAATAGGCCTTGAGCCTGGCGCAATTATGCGATCATGCATTGATACTATCATCAATAATAAGTGCTAACCTATTATGAGCATATGCTCAAAATAAGCAAAAAAAAAAAAATAAACTTACAAGAAAAATATTCATAATTGATATATTGAAAAAACCCATTTTTGGCCATCTTAAAGATAATTTTACA